ACTATCTGTCTCATAACTTGTCTGATGTCGCTCATACATATCTGTGCTGTACGCAATATAGGCAATTTGACGACACCAACGACCATCGCCCCCTGCAATAACTTGGATGTGACAACCATTGTCAGCTACGGGTAGATTCTGCGATCGACTTGCTTGTGTAACCGCATAAATGCCGTCTGTTTGTAGTGTGTTCACATCGCCAACAAAGTTCTCGATTTTAAAATTTCCGATACCATAGCCCGCTAAGGTTGTGGCTGGGGATTGTTTGCTATTAGCAAGGTCATAAGCTGTTTTAACCGCAGCACTGGTTGCGACGGTGTCTGCACTATTACTATCTACGGCAGAGGATTTTTTGCTGTTTGGAATGTAATTTTGCGAGACATTTAACTGTAATTGTGCAGTTTGTTGAGCGAGTTTTTTACCCGCCTTTGCAGTGAGTGCAAGAGATTCACTTTCAAGGCCAGTATCATTGGTTAAGCGAACCACTCCTTCGGTATTAATGTTTGAGCGTGGTACATTAAGTACCTTGGCATAATCAACCTCTCCAACAGCAAGGCTTTCCGCTTTTTTGGCTGCTTGCGTCGCTTCCTCTGCTTTTTGTGTAGCAATACTCGCACTTTGTGTTGCAGATGATTCCGCACTTGCTAAATTTACTGCTAATTGTGCTGCTTTTTGTGCATAATGGTAAGCAGAATATTTTTCATCTAAAACGACTTCATTTTCAGGATTGGATGCCCATTTACGCGCCATATTTTCTGATTCATCTGCGGATTGACTGCTTGATAATGCAGAAGTCACAGCTTGCTGAGCTGTTTGTGTATTGGTTGCAGTGATTTGGGTGTTTTTTGCAACCTCTTGCGCGTCTGATGCAACTTGTTGTGCTTTTTTGATGACATCATCACGTGCATTATTCACACTTGCTTCTGTTTCCGTTAGCATTTTGAATGGAACAGGATGATCTGGGTCGCTAGGTTCGGGAATTAATGGACTGGTTGCAAAGCCTTTTCCATCATCACGCATTGCTGGAATACGCTCAAAGCTCGCTTGGATGGCATCAAATTCATCAGAAACTGCCGTGCCATCTGCCTTGGTGTAAGGGGTAAATTGATGGGTGCGTTGATACCACGTTCTTTTTTCATCAGACACGATAATTTCTCCGAGTTATGTAGTTGAGAATAAGCCCACTGATTTCAAATTGTGGGGAGTAAATAGATGAACCAGAAAATGACAGTGCAATATTGCGACTATAGCCAGATAAATAGAATGTTGGTGTAGAATAATCTTCCGCTGACCACAGGAAATCATTCCAAAAGGAATCATTCCAACGCCCGCCACCGCCAGCGATTTGCAAATCCTTGCTCAATGTTGATGCATGGTAGTTAGAATTGTAATCAAGATCGAAACGATAACTTAATTTAGATTTTCCCTCTGTAGTCGCTTGTAATTCTGAGCTATGCCAACTTTTAATCAATGTTGGCGACCCACAATGGTTAAATGCCATTTTAATAATCCAATCAATTGACTTTCCAGAAAAGGAATAACATTTATCAGATTGGCGATATACCTTACCGTCATCAAAAGCCAAGTAAACTTGTTCAGGTGATTGCCATACCCCACGTAAAATCTCAGGATAAGTAAAAAATGTACTCCGTGTTGAGCCATCAGCTTGTAACATCATACAAATATGACGACCTTCTTTGGAATAGAACCGAATCTGATTTGATTTCGGTTTTGTGGAAGTATAAGCAATGTTGTAATGTTGCTTGTCGAAACCTAGTTTACGATTGGCATCTACTTCACTTAATCGAAAATCGCCAAATTGCTCGGTTTGATCGATGCGTGTAATACCATTTTTACTAATAGCTAAGGGAACGAATGTTGTTTGTAATGTTTCAGGTACAATGCCGATAGAAGAAACTTCTTTTAAAACCCAATCATCACGCCCAGAACCGTAAAGCCCTGCTATTTTATTACGGCAACCAATAATTAATACCCCACCAACTGTAGAAGAAAGTGCGGTGATTTCATCACCTAATCCCAATTGTTCAGAACCGAGTAAAACTGACCATTGGTTAGGACGCCCCACTAAAGAATGTCCTAATTGCCCACCTGGGAAAGAGGCAAATAGGTGATTGCGGTGTGCACAGATATATTGCGGATTATTACTATTAACCAAAATTGGAACAATTACCCCATTTGGCCGCACTTCAATAATTTGTTCTCCATTACAGCCGTAAGCATAAAACGTATCTGCGCCGCCATAAAAATTGTGATAAATAAAGTGCCAAGACAATCCTTTTGATAATTTGACTAACTCGCAGTGCTCAATGGTTGCAACAGTCTCCCCTTTTATTTGTAAAGGTTGATTTTCAATAACCGATTGAGAGAGAACCACGTAACCAGATAAATTATCTGGAGCAAGCGTGACTGAATGAATAATCCCACGACTGCCAGCGGATATAAACTCAGCACCATTCAGTAAATTCTCAGGTTTTACCACGTTTTTTAGTTTAACTAGATAGGTATTCGGTATGGCTGACCATCCTTGACTTGAGCTGATAAACCCACCGCACTTTTCTCCGTTATCTCGAAAGGCGATGACTTCGTTATTGAGCTCTAGTACGCCACGAATTGGGTTTTCTCCTGGTACAGTAAGCACATGCTCTACGCCCAATTGAAAAGCGGTCGCACGGTAGCGTAAATCATCTTCTAACTCTCCTTCTGTAGAGCTATGCACGTAGTGAGCAGTGAAAGATGTTCCCTCTACGCTAAAAACATTGCCATTGGCTAAATTTAATGGGCGTAATGCTGCAACAACAAGCTCTTGCGCTAACACATCAATAATTTGATAGCGTTTTCCTTGATGGTTGAAGGTTTTATTAAGAAAGGATTTATCTTGAGGAATTTCATTAACCACTAATACTGCATAATCCATCTCAGAAGGAATCATTTCGCCGTCAATGCATTCATAACCTTCAATACGAGAAAAACCACCACCATAATTAGGTTGCACATTTAACGCGATAATCGCTTCACTGTTCGCCTTTGCAATCGGTGGCGTAGTTAAATCCATGCCACCGCTTATGGCGATAAATTGTGATTGAATTCGTGGAAGTTGTGACATTATTTGCCTAATGATGGAGTGGGTAAGAATCGTTCGCAAAGCAAATGAAGATATTTATCCCATTCATTTTGCCCACGCATAACGAGCTCTTGTGCATTTTGTGACAGGGCTTTACTTTGCATGGCGTAGTACACAATCGCCACGTGGAATTGCTTAGGAATAAATGGCGTATCAGAAGACGCTTCTAATTCTTGAAGATTATCACTATCAAAACCATTCCCCCAAAATCGCTTGTTCCACGGGCGTAAAGATTGAATATCTAACCATGCTTCACGAATAGCATCAACATACTCAAGGTTACGACCAGTTTGATTGGTAACATTATGCGGGCCTTCGCCTGTATCGTTCATTTCACGGCGTAACCGTTGAGTAAGCTGCAAGTAATTCATTAAGCATCACCTAATACAGTAATGGAATAGCGAGGAGCAAAGTATTCGCTATAAGTACCGTCTTTGTTTTGTTCAAAACGATGTTCGCCAGATTTAGAAAGTAAAATATAAACAGATTCGGGGACGGCAACTTCTTCTCCGCGTTTAATTAATATATCCAAATCATTAAGACCGACATACACATCACTGTTGTCAGTTTCACTTGGTGCAATGATAATGCGCACACGTTTGTTTGCAGATAAAGGCAAATCAGCTGGAGATGTTTCTTTCGACTTGTTTTCTGTTGGCATATCGGGTCGCACCAAACCACTGGAGCTTTCAAAATCAAGAATAGCCTGAACAAGCTCTTCTTTCTTGCCATCTTTTTCCACGCCACATTGTTCGCGTAAATGCGCAACCAATTCTTCTTTTGTGGCTTTTTTCAGATCAATAAATGGATATGACATAGATTTCCTCATAAAAAAGAAAGCCCTCATGAGGAGGGCTGAGTTTCAAATTAAAGTGCGGTTGCGGCGACTTCCAAACGAACTAACCACGCATCATTTAAGATTTTACCAGCCCACCAAGTTTTCCAACCAACGGAACCAGTTTGACCAAGTTCATCGCCTTTTTCAGCTTTACCAGGATTGCGTACCAAAATTTGTGCGGCATCTTTGCCTTTCAATGGGCAAACTGCATAGGCTTCTTGACCAAAGATCGCGATTTTGTACACGTCCGCATTTGAACCACCTGTAGATAACACTTTACCAGTAGCAGATGCACCTGCATTTGCTGTTGGGGTAAGCAATGGTGTGGTAATAAAACGCACATTTTCTACCGTACCAAACTCTTGTGGAACGATTGGCTGACGAGAGCCATATTCAGCAACTGAGGTAAAGCCTGGCAAATTGCGAATATCCGCTTCCAAGTCTGTGTGGCAAACAGCAATATAGGCTGCTTCAATTGGTTTAGTACCGTATTTGATTGAACCATCCAAAATATTAGTTTTTTTCTTCGCACGGTTGCGCTGTAATTTACGCACGGCCGCACGCACGTGTTCTAATTTCAAAGCTGTATTGACTTGTGAAGTTGCCGAACCATTGGCAAAAATCACGTTAGTACCACCGCTGATTGCCCCCCACGTTGCAAGCTCAGTGGTTTCTGCTGCTTGCTCACCAGAAAGCATGGTCATGTCGGACAATACAGGATCTTCGTGAGTATCTTGAATCACATCGGTGATTTCAGTCCACGCCCCAAATTGTTGTAAACGACATTCCACATCTTCATACACCATTTTTTGGGATTCAGGGCGAACACCTTCAGTTAATGGAGTTAAAGCCGGTGCAAACGGTTTTGGACGGCGGAATTTAATCACTTGGGATTTGTTTTGTGGGATTGGTTTGGTTTGACCAAGTTTAGTCAAAATCAATACCGGTTCAGCATGAGCTAACATTTTAGCTTCTGCATACACTTGTGTGCGTTGGGAAATATCCGTAGATTTAGTTGTAGCCATAATAATTTTCCTCAAATGAACTAACTATCGCTGCTTAGCAAATTGAGCAGCTAATTGATCGAATAACGCATCTTCATCAATTTCATCACCGCCTTTTGGCGCACTGCGCCCCGTTGGGAGCGACATGGCGGATAATTGTTGAGAACGTTTATTACGTTGCTCAGTGATGGAGGATGTTGCACGTTTGTACTCGTTGAGTAAATAAATCGCATCTTGCGGGTCGTCAGAGCTAAACATTGCTTTAACGCCATTTGGTTGCGTATCTACCCAACGATGGAACATAGGATCGCGCAAGATATTGTCTGCATCAGGAACGGCTTGAGTAACTAAAGAAATAGAGGTATCAAGTTGTTGCTGTGCAAAATCTTGAACATTGGCTTCCACCATTTGAGCGATTGGGGCAGAAACATCTTCAAGGCGTTTATTTTGTCCGGCAATAATGCGGGACAATAACTCTGCAACTTCAGGATAATCAGCACGCAAACTTTCCAATTCTCCATCAAAGGAAGGTTGGTTTTGTTTGAGCTGTTCTAGAGCGGCTTGTGCTTGTTGATATTTCTTTGCGAACGCACCAGCACGACCACGATGAGATTTAGCCATGTGTTCGTAGCGTTCTTTGTCTGCTTTCATTGAGCGGAAATGCTCTTTCACTTCGTCCGTGGCATTTGCTAACCATTCAGGCTCTTCCTCTTTTGCTTCCGGCGCTTGCGGGTTGCTTTCTTGAGGAGGATTTTCTCCACGCTGATCGGGCGCAGGCTGATTGTTGTCATTTGCAACAGACGGCTCGTTGTCGGCAGTTAGTCCACCTGATTCAAGTTGATTAGCGGCTTCATCAAAAGCGGCATCAGCATTAAATTCTACGGTGTCTTGATTTTCCATGTATTACCTCTTTAAGCAGCATAAAGCGGCTTGTGATAATGCGTTAATAAAAAAAGCCCGCTGAAATTAGCGGGCCTGTAATGTTGGGTCGAGTTCACCAACAAGATCTTGCAGTTCTTTGATTCTTCCTCTAAGAACATTGTATTGTTGCGGCGTTAAACCTTCACTGCATAAATCTTGTTTATACTCAATAATTCGAGTATTCAGATAAATAATCAGAGATTTTTTATCTACTTCATTTTGCAATTTTAGTTTCTGCATGAAAACTCCAATAAAAAACCGAACTGTATTTCTACAATTCGGCTATTGTGGGAAATTCTACAGCAAAATTTTTCATTGTCAATAGATTAATTTGTGTTCAAACCCTCCATTATACGGTATTTATGTAACATTTTGGCTTGCACTCTGCTCATATCTTTATTGTAACGCTTAATGCCATTCTCATAAGCAATTGCGCTAATTTTGCCTGAGCGTAATGCTCTAGTGAGTTTTGCTTTCTCGCTTTCCATTTTGCCAACGACTGATGAATCATCTTCGTGGAATTTAATTAGCTTACGTTTATCATCATCTAGCCAATCACCGAGCTGGCCTCGTTCTTTGCGAGATTTATATTCTTTATAAACACTTCCAGCCTCTTCACTTGCCTCATAGTATCGGCTTTGAATTGAGAATTCATTGGTCGTCCCTATGAATTGACTAATAAATGGCATTTTTGTTTTGCGCCCTAATGCTTCACGATTAGGGTTTTCAACAAATATAGTGCTTAATTCTTTAAGGCTACCGAACATGGAGCTATACCCATCGAACAAATTTTTAATTTGTTCTGGGTGCATATCAATTCCGAGGTTATCATTCATAAACAAAGCGGTATCTTTCCAGAATTGTGCTGTTGTTGCCTTAGATTGTTCGGCTTTTAATTTATCGTCACGAACATAATTCGTTGTGATTTGACTTCCGAATGCCGAACGATTAATCACATTTTGCACTAATGGTTGAAGTAATGTCGGTGTTATTGTTAATGCAGCTTTTTCCATTGGGTATTTTGCTGCAGAAATTTCACTTGGACTAATAGGCGCAAAAGTTTTCAAGGAGTGCGCTAGCATATTCGCCCCCGCCTCAGTCAATGAAATATCACCAACCGCACCTTTTACGATATTCGTAGCAAAATTCCATGCCATTTGCGGCATACCAAACCCAACTGGGAATTTGAAATAATAACCATCGCCAAGTGGAAGCGGGATAAAACGTGTAATATCACCAAGTTGATCCATTTTATTTCCGCCCTCATCCTCATCATCCATTGAGCGCAACACCGTGTAAAGTGAAGTCATCACGGCGAGATATCCAATAAAACGATACTGACCTTTACGCGTAGATAGATAACGTATTAAGTTGGCTGCGCCCATTACAGCGGGTTGCGAGAACATATACAATGCTTTGATACCACGCATTTTTGAACCAGTCTTGCGGAAGTTGGTTAATTCTAGCGTTGTTGCGGCAGCTTGCTTGCTATCTACACCATTCTCGACTAAGGCCTTATAAGCGGCAAGCGCAGAAACTGTATCAAAGGTTTTATTATACCCTTCTAAAATATTGCCTACTTTCTCTAATTTGTTTGACAATGGGTTGTTTTCTTTTTTCAGTCTTTTTATTAAGTCGGTTTCTGTCTTATCTAAGTAAGTGCCATAGTTTGATACTCCCCCCTCTTTTAGAAGTTGTTTTAACATCCGTTCTGCTGGCACGCTATCACGTAATTCTTGACCAAATCCAAGGCGTTTAGTTGCTTGCCATACTTCCTTATCAGCCAGTGCGTTTTTAATGGTATCACGACCGATTTTATCCATTGTTTTGCTATCAACTAGGCGATTATTTTTATCGTAAAGTTTTTGCACTCGGATAAATTCTGATTTTTCCCAAGTGTCACGCATCATATTCATTGGTGCAAACATAACCGACCATTGAGTAACACCTCGAGCATACCATCCTGTCGGCTTAGAAATAACTTTCAAGAAAGCGTTGGCGTGTTCAACGTTGTCATTACGCAATGATTCCATCACTTGAGTTGGCAATTCATACTCATAATAATTACTGCCCTCTTTACGGATAAGCACGTTGTCGCTTGAGCGTGTTAAGCCTTGCATTTTGCGTTTGCTAATACCTAAATTTGCAGTTGCTTGCTCTCTTGCCTCTGCATCAGAATAGCCTTTATCTTTCAATAAAGTCACTTCTGTTTCGAACAAGTCATCAATTCTAGATTTAAACTCAGCAAAGCCGGCATAGGTGGTGGATTTACTGATTGACTTCCAAACAGCATCAATCGCATCTTCAGCCTCAGACCTTGTACGACCTTTTAATGTTTTATCTCGAGCAATATTGAGTGCGTTTGAGCCAGCACCTGAGATAATATCAACATCTACATCAGCATTAGGATCACCGGTTAAAGGAACATAATGGCGATTTGATTTGTATTCTTGATATTCTGATTCAGTATATCGACCACTTGCACGATCAATGTCTAATCTTGATTGATTAAGATCGTAAACCATCTCAGCAATTGATTCTAAATTAGATTTACTAATACGTTGTTCAGTATTCTTCATAATCAATTCAGCTTCTGGAATTGACCAACCTCCTGCGACCCCAACTTTAAAGCGATTACCTTTGTTTTTATAATCTGTGTTGTAAATATCAGACTTACGGTTATCGTATTGCTCTTTTGCTTTTAGATAAGCCTCATTTAAGCGACGAACTTCTACACTTGTACCGTTTTGTTTAGCGTTATCCAATAAGCGTTTTGTATCACGCATTACTTTTTCATCACGATTTAATAAATCAATGTTTTTCTCAATGGAATAGCGAGCCGAAATCCAGTTACCGACTAATCGTTTCATTGTTAATTCATCGATCGGATGTTTGCTTTTCTTGGTCTCTTTAGATAAAGCTGCAATTTTAGATAGGATAGGTTTTAAATACGCCTGTTCTAATTCTGAATTTAGCGCATCACGTTTACCCTTAGCGGTGTACATCGCATCTTTCAATCTGCGTTTTTCGTGATCTCGACTGCTCGTATTCCCTGTTTGATCTTCAAGATGCATTGAATCAATCCAGTCATTCACTGGGCGCAAGCTATCAGCGAACCATTCATCCACTTTGCCCACTACCCGATTAAAGCGCTCTTTAAATCCTGAGAAGTCTTTGGATTTTAAGTTATCCCATATACTAGGCTCACTGTCTGCTACGCCTGTCATTGCTAAATCAAGAGCGGATTGCATTGTATTTGCACGAGAGAATAAAATATCCCCACCACGTTCTTCATCTAATTGATTTGTCGCTTGCTTAATTGCTTCAATTCTTGATTTAGGATCAGTAGAATCATAGGTAAATATTTTCACCCCTGATTTTTCCAATACATCATAGGCATTTTTAGCAAGGTTATCAGGAACAACAGCACCAGCAAAGTTACTGAATTGTGTAATATCTTTAGCCTTGCCCTCAAAGTATTCAGTTGGCAACGCTTTGAGTTTATTCAAAAACGCATCAACAGCCATTCTATTTTCTTGGGTATCTTTGATGCCAGCATAGCCAAATGCTTTTGAAGTGTTTTCATCCACTGCATTCCATAACACATCGTAAATATCTAAAGTGCTTACACCTAATTTATCCGCCAATAAATCTCCCTCTTTTTCAAGAGCATTTTTTGCGGTTTCAAACTCTTCTTTAGATACGATTCGATATTTATTAGCTTGAATATCCGCAATAGATTTAAACTTAGGAGTAACGGCTGCGCGAACGTTAGGCATTCCATAATTAAATGATTCACCACCTCGTAAATCTTTTTTAAGTTTTTTTACAACGTTTTCAATGGTATGCGCAACGTATTTATTACGGCCATAGCCATCTGTACCATTCCAAATTTTCTCTTTAACTGGCATGGTTTCAACGATACTATTAACATAATCACGAAAAGCATCATTATGCTCGCCAACCGCTTTTCGCATATTTGATAAGGTTTCAGGTTGATCCAATACTTTCTTAGATTCCTGTAATTTCAATCCCTCTTTTACTCTTGATTCAGCAAATGTACGAACGGTATATTTATCCCCATCCAAGGCTTGTTTTGCTCGCACAATCACATTTTTAAGCAACGGCGATGGAGATACTCTGCCCTCAATATCTTTGATGTAATCCTTGATAAATTCTCTGAATAAGCCCTCAAATTTATCCGCACTTTCGATGGAGGAAATATCTTCCTCACTTATGCCAGCTTTAATTGCTTTCTGAATGGACGGATAATCGGCGTGTACGCTTTTCGGAATATCTCGATAGGCTTTTTCATACGGAATATTATGCTCTTTCAAGAATTGATGTTTAACTGCATCACTATTAAGCATAGCTTGTTTTGCGCCAGTATCTTCCAATCCTTGTGTGAAGTCATAATCAAAGGCTCGATCTTCAATCTCTTTCGCAGATTTTTCGAATCGATTGAACAATGCCTTTTGGTCTTTAGAGGAGTATTCATAACTCACGCGTGGATAGCGTGGGGAATAAATGTCACTTCCGAACACTTTGGCTTTGTTTACACCTTTAGGATCAATATAATCACGACTACCAATTAAAGTGACTTCGCCAAAATTGGTTAATGGATTGATTTGTTTTGCCACGGCAACGGATGCCAATGGCAAGCCGCCCATTTTATTGGCATGCATAATACCGTCTGCACTGATATTGTGTGTCACAATTAAATCGCGTTGATATTCTGATTCGCCTTTTCTGCTAAAACGAATATCATCATTCTCTTTTGAGAATGCGCCAGTGTTATCGGTTGCGGATTTGATTTGGTTGGAATCAAAAGCTACATAGGATGTACCGCCATATTCATTGTCTTTAATGATAATTAATCCATCAAAACCGACGCGCTTATTCCAATCAGTATATTCTTGAGCATATTGAGTAATATCCTCATAGTTATCAAAACTATGAGGAGAATCCATTAAATCTCCTTCACTATCTGTCGGGACATATTCTTCAAGTTGAGAAAATAAACTATAAAGATTTGGTAATTCGTTTGGCTCACGAATGTTTAAATACGCGCTTATATTTCGTGTTCCGTAGTCAACTTCCTCGTTCAAGTTTCTGGAGCTAAACCAATGCCCGACTCCTGCGCTCATCGCATTTGCTGTATTATTAGCATTGCTATATGTTTCTCCTCCAAGGTATTCAACCTTAAATGTATTAAAGTCTTCACTAGTCCCATGATAAACAACTAATGGCTCACCCGTTCGTTCATTCACCACTTTAGACGCATTTTCAGGATCGTTTTCCCAATCTCCGAACCATGCTTTAAACTCAGGCGAGCGAACTTGTTTCCATTGATGGAACGTGAGTTCGGTTTCGCCATTTTCCTTGGCTTGGCTGTAGCGTTCTTCGGTGAGCTCTTCATTACGGCTAAAGCGTACGTTACCGCTTTCATTAAAATTTCCTACCGCACTTTTCTTAATATTAGCGACAAGATTCAACACATCGTCATCAGAGAATTGCGCCACACGTTCAACACCAAAGATTTTCGATAAGAATTCCTTGATTCGTTGTGCGGTCATTGCTAGCCATGACTTAGCGGATTGGCGTTGCCCCTTCTTGATTTCAACGCCGTAACGAGTTTCCAACTCATTCCATTTACTGGTTTCATTTGCCGCCATGATTTCAGCGATCGCTTCTTCAATCGCCACGGAACGATTGGTTGCGGCTAAATCATCTGTACCTTTACGCTGTGTTTGAATAGCATCAGCAATCTGACTAATCGCTTTGTTTTTGCCAACTTCTTGCATTAAGCTGTCATAAGAGCCTTTATAGCCAACGTTGATTCCACGATGCGCCATTTCATGCCACGCAACGAATTGCAAACGTTCTTCTTTGCTCATTGTTTTAGTTGCATTGATGCTATCTGCGATCAATGTAACCTTGCCTGTTTTAGGATTAAACCAGCCCTCTACATCAGAAGTGATAAGATTCTTCACATCTTCTGGCGGATTAGCAAAGGCGATAACTTCAATATGCTCAGCGGCTTTACCTAGATTTTTCCGTAAAATGTCTTGTGCGCGTTGGATTTCTGGATTAATTTGAGTTTCTTGATTGTTTTTTGCGCTTAGATATTGACTTAGTTCTGCCTCAGTTTTAACATTGTACACAGAAAGGTTATCTACGCTAGTGAGCGACGATGGCAATTGAAGCCCAACAGTCCTAGCAAATTGATAACTTTTTACGGAGTTAGTTTCTGATAATGGTGATCGCAATTGAAGCGTAAGATTATCTAAGAAATTAGCTCCTTTTTTCTTATTCCAATAAAGCAAGTCATTTTCTAATCCGCGTTGAATTTGCGAATTATTTCGTCCATATACACTAGCAATATTAATTAATTCAATTCCTTGTGAAGTTTGTTTTAAATGCAAGGCCGCAACAACAGGCTTGTTGATTCCATTCACATTTTCCATTAGCTCTGTTAAAACCACATAACCATTTTGTTGCGTACTGGATTTCATTACCGCCACAGGATCGTTAATTTGTTTTGGTAACTGTTTTAATGTTTCAGCCGTCACATTATGTTTTCCTAACATTACTTTTTTTAATACTGCGCCACTGATTACCACATTAGCATCAGGAAGCCCCAGCATCTTTAATACACTAGGCGTTGTTCCAACCTCTATAATTTGTGATGAGAATTTACCATTAGCTACATCATCCACCGCTTTCACAAAATCAGAATTAGCGGATTCATTTAGGCTTAATCGAATAGCTTCATCTGTATTTTTCGCTTGCTGCAACGAGCCTAATTTATCAAACTCTACATCGCCGAACATGCTGGCTTGTGATAGATTACCTTGCATTTGCGCTTGGTCAAAGTAAGCACCTAACACTTGCGCAATGCGTTTCCCACTGCGACGATTTTCATCAAAGATAGTCAAAATCTCTCGCGCTTCAGGGGTCAAATCACCGACAAAATCATTCTGCGCAAGATAATCACTGATTTTGTAACCTTGTTTGTTGAGCTGATTGTATTTTTCTACTGCTTGGATAATATCGCGAGAAATACTCACGTCAGAAAGCACGCCTGAATTAATATCTTGTTGAGTTTGAGCCACTTTAGGCGCCAGTGCGGTTAGAGCATTAAGTACGTTTTTAGCCCCTTGGTCGGTGTTCTCAATCAGTCTCGATAAGGTTTGACTGTCTCCATAGGCTTGATACAGCATTGCGTTACGAATACGTTGAACGCCTGTTTGGCTCAAATTACCTTTACTGTCTAATAATTCATTTCGGAGGTTTTCAGGCTGATTTTGAATAAATTGACGAATAAATTGCTGATTGTCAGTAGAATTAATTTCACTGTGTTCATCGGCAACAAAAGAATCCATACTTGGCAAGCGGCGAGCATCGACTTTCGCTTGCTCCAATTCAGACATACGCATTCCACCTTGCTCGTTGGAATTAATTGCGACTTGTGCAATATCTACTGGCGAAGTTAAGCGGCGAACAAGCACAGGGTTTTCCACGGCATCTAGCTGAGCTGAATCAACACCAAAACGATCGGCATTATCTTTTAAGAATTGGCGATAACCTTCTGCACCGCCTTCTTGATAGGCTTGGCGAAGAGCCATTGAACGACCGTTACCAGCAATGATAGTTTTACCGTCTAAAGCAAGCAGTGGCGCACCAATATCCATAGTTGGACTTGCAGCCAATTTACGCGGGTCTAAATTACGCGCAATGTTGTTAATTTGTGATTGGCTTGCTGTTCTGTCACGATCGCGGAATTGGTTGTCATCTTTTTGTTGCGTAGGGGAAAGTGTAGTCGCATCTACCACTTCATATTGGAAAGGCTGGTAATTTCCATTGCCCACATCAATTTCATCGCTCACGCCCTCAATAACGCCATCACGACTCGTTGGTGCGAGATTTGCCTCAGATTGTAGGTTGCTTGTCGGCGCATTAAAGTGCGGTTGATTTTCACCGTATTCTTTCGCTTTTTCAGCGTAATCTTCTAGCCATTGGCGCATCGCTTTCCCATCTTGTGGATTGATACCATATTGCTGTGCAATATTGCGTACTTCTGTCAATGCTTTTTCTGTTACGTGATCTTTTTTCGCTTGTTCATCAGAAAAAACCATTGGCGTATCAATAAATTCATTGGCGCGAGAAAAATCATTCTTTCTAAACTGTGTAAGGATTGAATGTAAATCCAGTGCGCGATCTAAATTTGAATCAGGTTTAAATTCAGGTTCGATATTTTCGGCTTGTGCTTCTGCTTGCTCTTCACCAAAGAAATCTGATTCAAACTGTGCGCGTTGTGCTTGTTGCTGCTGTTTTTCTCTAAAGGCTTGTCCTTGATTATTCCAACGCTGCACTTGGCTCATTTTCACTAAATCTGCGAGATCAGTTGCGCTTTGATTAATGGAATCTGTATAACGACGTAGCTTTTCATCTATTTCTACATCACCTGTGTTGATATGTTCAAGAATAGTGCGTTTTTGTTGGTTGAGTTCGCGACGGTGTGAATGGCTATCAATGCCACCCATCATTCCCCCAAATACACCACCTAATATTGCGCCGTTTATGGCGTTTTCTTGCATTCCCCCAGTAAGGTCTTGATTCGGATCGATATACTCTTTTTGTGCTTGATTGAGCGCATATTGTTCTGCTACACCTTGTACTGCCTCTGTTCCCCCTTCAATAAGCGCGCCTTTTACTAATCCACCTTTTACTGTTTGAGCAGGCGAAAGCAATCCTTTAAAACCACCGCCTAAACCGCTTATCGCATTTACGCCAATATCTGTCATAATGGCCGTAGGATTTAATGCCGCACTTTGCCCTACTTTGTCTGCAAAGCGAGTTTTAGCGAGGGAATAAAGTTCTTCAACAGTTTTGTCTTTACCCTCATCACTATCCGCAATTTCATAATAGGCGTTGGAAAATTCAGGCAGTTTTGCCAACGTTTCATTATCCATTGCCATGACTTCATCGCGTTTTTGTCCATAACGACTCCCACCTGACATTGCCGTTTGAATCGCGGTATAGCCCACCATATCTAAATATTTTTGTGGTACTCCTCGTTTAGCTGCTTGCTCTACGGCAATTTTACCGACTTGTTCAGCTGCCTCACGTTTTAACAACATTTTACCCGCTTGTTTTACCCCAATGGTTGCCACTTTACCGAAGCCTAATGTCAGTACCGTATCTAGATTTTGCCCTAGAATTGAGCCTAGATTACCTGCCCACCAGCGTATATTAGCAATGCCTTTACCCTCGCCATCTAATGCACTTTGATTTAATGCAGCTTTCATTTCATCGGACATTGTCGCCATATTCTCATCTGCACCTTTGGCGGCTAAATCCCCCGCTTTATGCAACCAGTCTGCACCAGTGATAGCCCCTAAGCCGTGAGCTAAATCACTTAATCCTTTCCACGCCCCCATTTGCACTGAATCAACCACATCTCCCATAATGCCTTGCTGTTCTGGTTTGGCAGGTGTAGTTTCAATACCTAAGTAAGGAGTTGATTCTTCTTTTGATTTCGATGTGTTGCCAATAATTTGATTGTAGGCTTTTTCAGAAAGGTAAAAGCTCATAATGTATCCTCATTTAGAACAGGTAAAAAAAAGACCGCACTTTGGCGGTCTGTGAAAAAGGGAATGAATGTTTAACGATCTAATCCATAATTACCCGTTGGATTAGCCACAGGCATATTTTTTAAGGCGACTTCTGTTTTGAATTTTTCCAAATCTATCGCCTGCTTGCCAGTTTGTAATTGCAGATCTGTGGTGAGTTTTGCTGTACTCAATGCTTTATCTAGATTTAACCGAGCCTGTTGTGATTGTTGATTCATCTGTACTTCAAGCATCTTGATTTCAAGCTCTTTCTCTTTGATTTGAACTTTCATCTGCTCAATCTGTAACTGACTTTGCATTCGCATTTGCTCTAACTGCATTTCGTGCTGTTGTTTTTGTTGTGCGATCTGCATTTGCATTTGGACTTTAAGGATTTCAGGATCTTGTGGTTGCTGTGCCTGCGCTTCTTGTATTTCCTGGAGTTTTTGTTCGTACTCTTCACGCGGAATTAGCATAGTCTGCGCTCCCATACTCATAGACTGCATAAGAGTTTTTGCGCCATCGTACCAGTCAAACGCATACATTAATTGCGGATGCTGACCAAATTTTTGGAAAATGTCGACGATTTGTGCGGTTTGGGTTTCTTTCACAAGTAAAGCAGAAGTGCCACGTGCCACAACTTGCATATCACCTTTAATGGACGCGTCTTCACTCATATTCATGTTGAACTCGTAGAATCGACGAATCAGCGGTTTAGTGACAGAATCATCCCATTCTTTTACTTGACGGCGACGTACCGCATTAGCGGCATTCATCAACATAGACATACCACCAAGCGTAGGCGTTACCTGTCCTTGTTCACCTTGAGCAATCATTGGTAATCCACTTTCTTCATCCATAAAAGATTTAGACAGTTGAATAATATTCGCTAACTCTTGCTGACGACTACCAATATCAAAGATGCCAAATGCACGTTGCGCTTCAAATTGAGCATTAGCAGTTGCGCGGTCATTAGTTTTCCATAACTTATATGGTGCAAGTTCCCAGTTACCATCCACTGGTGTTAGTACACTACTATTGACTACTGCTTGTGGTCCAATTCCTAAAACACCGTTATCAATCATTCCACGCCAAGCAGTATTGAGTATTTCTTGTGCATCACGGCAAAGGTAAGGAATACCAAAACCAAATAGGCAGCAAACATCAGGTTCACAGGTATAAACTGAATAAGGAAATTCAGCGGTATCAAGTGGATTGAGGTTTACACTCAAGATTTTGCCGTTGCCAGCCATCACAATCACACCTTCAATTTCTAAATTAGCAGCACGTGATTCTTCATCATCAGGAATATTTAACTTGTTGTCTTCACCTAACAATTCATTTGCGCCTGACAACACATTCAACGGAATCCCACCGTGATAAGTCCATAACTCATAGCGATTATCCTTACTTTGTGTTTCAAGCCCAGAAAGCGTTCTGAGTGTATCAACATAGCCATCCATATCATTGCTTGCCGTACGCGTATCTCCACCATCAAGCTCACACAATTCCAATACGCTTTCTTTCAAGTAGTACGGATTTTTCGCAAGCGCCTGTAATTGTTTTTTGGTCACATGGCTACGCTCAAAAACAAACTGACAATCTTTGAGCGTTGGTGCGGTCATATCTGGCACAAAATCCCACGGAAGAACTAAACGCGCAGCGGGAATCGTCTTATTGACAATTTCTCCCACCCAATTTCCTAGGCTATCTTGTTTCCATGCTTTAGATTCCACTACATCCACCACAGGCGCACGTAAAATACCAGTACCAAGAACCGCCGAATAATGTAAACATAAACGCGCTTCTGCCGCATAATCGCACTCTAATAACTGATCATCAATTAGCTTTTCCATCGCTTCCGCACTTTCTTTGGCCTGTTGCATAATGGCGCGTGCGTTGGAAATTTGATTGCGCAAATTCGGATCGTCAGTGTCAGGCTGTTTTGCAATATTCGCAATTTCTGGCATTGGTGTTGGGCTAATTCCGTAGTTTTTATCATCACTAGGGAAAAGCATATCTGTCATTTGCGCCGTCCACGAATCTGTTTTCGCACGAGTGTAGCCAACAAAAACTTTCGATTTATTTGTTTTAATACTTTCTTCATATTGGTTGCGATACTGATACATATCTTTCACCCAACGTTGCACGATCGGTTGGCGTTGTTTTAAATGTTCTAATAGCTTGACCTTTAGATCTGCCCCAAAAGTTGTGATAGCTTCTAGAATTGCGGATTGTTCTTCTGCCATTTTTAATATCCTGTGATTGAGCTGATAGCTTGGTGTGGTTTAACGTTGATGATTTGTTGTTTGAATAAATCAGGCATAGCGCCTAAACATAAATATTGGTTTGCATCGTGTGGATGTGAATAGCGATTTTTATCAGGCATTTCCGTATATTTTTCTTCACCGCTAATATTTAACTGGCGATAGGCATAACCTGTTTCATAGCCTTTAATCAAAACTCGACAATGCGGGCTGATAATCATTGCAGGTTGCCCTTTTCCAACCAAACGAGATAACCACCAGCGCACCGCTTCTAATCGTCCTGTTGTATTGTTCGTATCTGCTGGACGTGCATTGAATCCGTTTTCTAACAAAATTTGAAAGCAGGTCTTTTCATCAGTTTGCGCACGTTGAACGCCAGCTGGATCGCCAATCACTTCTACTTCGCAACCAGCATATTTGGAGCGAATTAAAGGCGAAAACTGATCTTGAATGAATCGCTGAATCCCCATTCCTGTCGCCACAACTTCATCGGTAATACGTAACTGACCGATAGGCGAGACTTGACCAATAATTGCAGCTGGCGTTAAACCAAAATCAAGACCGATAAATGTTGGCCAGCCTTTAATAGGTAATAATTTGTCTTTCGAGACGTGTAAATCTTTGTTGAAGTGATCCATATAGACAGGTTTGCCTGTTTGAACGGTCGCAAATTCGTTACAAATACGAGATTTAATCCAGCTCAATGTTTGTCCTTGAAGGTTATCGAACCAGTAGCCATAGCCTTTTTTATGGTTTTCTACGTTTTCTGCTAAAGGATTGGCGACAAATCGGTGTCCGTGATAGTCCACATATAAGCCGTTTTCGATATTAGCTTTAACTCCATTAGATAACGATTCAAACGGAATGCCTGTAATATCAATTAACGCCCCTGGTTGCGTAAAGAACTCCCAATTCTTAGGCGTAAGGCTTTCCCCTGTTTCTTCATCGAGTGCCATTTCAAAGGTATGCCACCAGTGATCGTCGTCAGGCGAGTTGGTATCCATAATCATGCCGTTCCACGTTGCGCCATCAAACCCTTCCGAAACTCGCTTTTCAGGAAAACGACCAGTACGAGTTACTGCTTCTGTTACCAACATCACTGGTAAGAATTGCGCTTCATTGATCCAAATACCAGTCAATTCAAGTGACATTAATTTTTTTACATCCTTTGGTTTATCCATTGAAAGGAACATAAACTCCGCTTCTACTGTCGTCTTACCATCAGGATGATTAATTTTCATCATTCCAGAAATCGGGCTATCATATTTAATCGGACAAATACTTTCAGGAATCCACGCTTGAAAGGTCTTAATCACCGTTCCTTTTAATTCAGGATAAGTGTTTCGCACACAAGCCCAACGAGTACGACGAACTCCATCAGAATTAGGTTCTTGATTTAAGCAAATACGGAACATTTCCATTACACACCCAACTGATTTACCACTCCCAATCGGGCCACGAATAGCTTTCACCAATGCGTTCGTTTTGTGCACTCTACGAAATGTAGCAGAGGCGCGATAATTAATCTTCATCGCTCTCTTCCTCGTCATCGTAGAAGTCTATGGCATATTCGACTTTGTGTTTACTTGCCGCTTTTGCACCAAGCTCTTGCGCCAATTTATCGGCTTTAAGTAAGGTTTCTTTTGTTTGCGCTTTTCGTAATTCAATCGTTTCAAGCGTAAGCGCAATATTATTGTTAGTATGGTTTAAGCTCTCAATACGAGCCACAGCGCGGTCTAGTGCATTTTGAGCAGAATGAATGAGTTTATGGACGATTTCTTTATCCTCTGCCGTTTTGCATCGTTCTAAATCAGCAGTAAACTTTTCAATGCTTTCAATGGAGGAAATAGCCCGTTGGCGCATTAAGTCGATTTCATCTTTAAGGCTAAAATCAACGACAACATCAAAGGCAGATTTATCTTTAAAATATCGAGCGTAGCCACCATGTTTTACCATTTTTGCGGACTGCTTCACTTTTATCGCAATTTCTTTCGCAGTTTCGCAGTTCTCTTGTTCGACTTTCGCAGTTTTGTTCGCACTTTCGCAATTAATTTCGCAGTTTTCATCTAAATCTTCTTTAAATTCAATAACTTCTGATTTAGCAGTTTTGTTCGCATTGTTTTTAACGGCTTTCTTGATTGCTTTTACTTCTCGATTATCACCCTTTTGGATTTCTTCCATCTGTGCAAAGGCGGTTTCAGGCTTTTTGATATAGCGTTTAGCACTGGCAAAGTTCAAACCTTTCTTCCTGCACCATTCCATTACAGATACACCAGTCTTTGCATAAGATTTGATGTATTCTATTTGTAGTGCGTTCCAATCTTTTTTTGCCATAAACGAGATATAAAAAAGCCCGCAATTAAGCGGGAAAAGGTGGTGAAGAATAACCGCACTTTATTGCACGCGCGGTTTAGGTATTAGATTATTTTTCCATTTTCTCACGTTGCCATTCACGGATTTTATCAATCCGATTTAGACAGACATCACGTTCGCGTTTGAGGATTACGGCATATTGCGCTACCTCCCCATAAGTTGCACCGCTAAATGATGTTTTATCTAAGTGAGCGAGATATGCTGCTGGAATAGTTGGATATGTGATGATTTGCGGTTTATTTGCGCAAGAAGTTAATAAGACTGCTAGGAGCAGCGGCATTAAATACACTACCTTGCTTTTCAGCTCTCGGAATAGAATTAAGGACTTCATTTTGTTCCTCTCTTGATGCGTTTTCAGCTTTAGAAAGCTCTAACGTGATACGTTGATTCTCAGCAATATCAGCTTTCAATTGGATGATTGATTCTGATTGTTGCTGAATGGTTTGGGCTTGTGCTTGGTTCTCGGCCTTTAAGCTACTTATCTTCTGAGATTGGTACCAAGTCCAACCGCACAAGCCCAAAATCAAGCAAAGCGCGGTTAGCTTTAAGGCTGTTTCAAATCGGCTAAACATAATGCTTTCTCTTTTTCTCTTCGATTAACCAAACCTGGTATTTTCTTTTTGCCAACATGAACCCAATTTGGGAGCTGATTACATCCGTCTATATATCTTCCACGTCGCATAAACCCAAACATTGTTGAGTTTTTAACCTTGCCGCATCCATTATTAAACGTGACAGATACCATAGCATCAAACACAGATTGAGGTAATGATCTTCCATTGGCATATCTATCAACGCACGATTCAGCAAGCTTAATATCGTTTTTCCATCGGTAGGCGATTTCTTCATTTGTGTATTTCTTGTTAGGCTCTATCTTTTGCCCAGAGTATTCCGTTGAGCCAATACCAACAGTCAATACATCAGCGGGGCATTTATACGGAGTCGCCATACACCCCTCTGCGTTACCGATTATTTCCGCTCCAGCGGGGCTTAATCTTAGCTCACTGCCAAATTGAGAGTACATAATCCCAATAACCGCAACAACTGAGCAGGCGCCAAGCGCAGTTCTAGTCTTCCTTAGTACCATTATCAAGCCCCTGCTCTAATCGTTTCATTCTTGCCTTATGCATCTCTTCCGCTCTGCGTTCCTCGTTCTCCCTAACCTTGCCCTCTTGGCACTTGGCGTACATATTAACGAGGCCACTAATTAAACCGATAATCAACCCAAAGATAGCTAGCCACTCTTGGAATGAATACATTGCCCAGAATGCACCAAAGCCAGACCAAAAAATACTTTGATTCCCAGCGTCTTTTAACATTTTTATACTCCACCCCATTTCCAGGGCAATAAAAAAGCCCACGTATTAACGTGAGCTTGTGATATGGCAAAGGCGCAAGGAATCGAACCTCAATTAGCGGTTTTGGAGACCGCTGTCTTACCATTAGACTACGCCCTTATAGATACCCTAGTCGCATTACCAACTAGAGGTTATTTAACAAAATAAGCTACCGCAAAAATAATTGCGCTTATACCCCAACAAGTAGTAATAATGAGTGCGGCATTAGCTAATTTATTTCCAACTTTATCTGCTGCTTTTTCTGACATTTTCCCACCTACCTTAACTTGATATTTTGGTGTATACTTAATCATAAATTCGTTCCTTTAAATCTAGCTTAACAGGAATGAAAAAAGCCGAAGTGTTCCACCACCTCGGCTTTCTTTTGCAATAAAAAAGCCAAAATGTAAATGTATTACACTTTGGCTATTGTGGAAAATTCTAGTGCAGTTTTTGGCTAATGTCAATCTGCTTTACGGTTGAAAGCCTTTTTAAAAATCTACTCTAATGGCTTTCGGGTCAAAGTGGCGCAAGTGTTCTAATGCTCACCAGTTTGTCATTGGGTCAATCTCAAATTCTCGTGTAATGCGGTTTAAGATTTTGTTTGTTGATCGTAGCACGCTTAGATATTCGTAAGCAATGTCATGAACTGCTGCAGCGTAGTGCGAACCAATTTGTTTTAATGCGGGATGAAGTACTTGGCAAAGTTCCGTGCCACGCAATAAAGCAAACCACGCCCAAATAAGCTGTTGGAGTTCGTACTCAGTAAATTCAAAACTGAATTTCTTTTCACTGCTAGGCAATTCAGCCTCAGTGATTAATTCTCCTTCTAAAATTATTTTGTGAACATACTCTACTGCTTGAGGTAACTGCTCTAATGTTAAATCTTCGATGCTTTCCACATTAAAGCGTTGATGGACTAAATGATAAGCCTCAGAATAAATTAATCCCTTTTTGCTCACGAGCATATTTACGGCATTGCGTAAGCCTGTGCGATCATCTACCGTGGTTTTTCGTTCAGCTTTACCATTAAACCAATAATCATGTAACGCTTGGTAACACTCTTTTTTGTATTTGATTAATGTGTCACGAATTTCTGGTTTACAACGATTAATATCAATACCAAATAGCCAGCCGTTGATGTATTCGATTGGTAGGCAGATCATTTCACGTTTTTTACCATCTTCGGCAACCATGATCATGACGATCATACCTTGAGAAAGAACTTCATCACGTTTGATACGTAATACTTGAGGTTCCCATGCAAGACCAATATTTTCACAAATTGGCTTCATAGCAACATAGTGATTGCCATTTTGTTCAACGGTAATTAATGACTGATTATTGAATGAAATTGTTTGGGTTGAGATTTGATTAGACATAACTGTCTCCTACTGTTTCTTCGATATTTTTAAGATGCCGCAAGTTGGGCGCCAAGTGGTTCGAAGGCTGCAGTAAGTCAGCTGGACATATTCCCCTTTCGGGTATTGTATTAGTCGCCCACTCGGCATAGATAAGATGTGATTATGCGCAATGAATGTTTAATGGCAATAAAACAAACAAGGTTACTAAATTTCACGCATAAAAAACCGCTATGCTATCGGGAGCGGACTAACCGCTTACTGCTAATAAGGCTTCGACACCTTGAGCAGATAACTACCTGCTTGATAAAAATAATAATGAAAAAAGCCTGCTTTGTAAACAGGCTTTATTCTTATCTTGATAAATTCCTACACTTACCTATTCCAATAGTCATGTTGGAACTGCCATTGGGATAAATCAACCGACAAGCCCCCTTACTTGAGTTATACTTGATTTCGTCAACTTCAAAGTTGATGTACTTACCGAAATCAGACCAAGGATCAATAAAAACCAATCTTTCTCATAAAATACCTCAGTTAATAATTTCGGTAGCTATTATTATCGTAGATATTCCAACTATTCCCTCGATTGTCATGCCCCATATACATATCATCACCAATCTTATGGGTTGTTGAACTATAACCACCTGATCCGTTAGTAATATAGGTATCGCCAATTCTATGTGTGGTACTTGAAAATCCGCTTGAATCACGGCATATTTGAATATCGCCAAGGTCATTACAAGTGGTGTAATTTGCCATTGCTGCGGACGATGTTAATACTAAAGCAATTAATAGTAATTTTTTCATATTATTTCCTTAGATGATGATTAGTCAGCCATATAAACCAACTCTTTACACTCAGCATAGCTTTTATGCAAATTAACCACGCAAGATTCAATTTCTCGCATGGCTCTTGTTTTATTTTCCGATTCTTCTTTCTTATTCAGTCCGTATGCAAACGTAAAAAGAAAAACAATAAATCCAGCCCAAAGTAAAGCCTCTCTTAAATCTCTACTCATATCACCTACAATGCATCAAATTTAGCTAATTATAGGGAAGAATCTCAAGGTTAATTGTGATCTAATTCACAAATGCTGAATATATTTATTCAGCCATATTGAAAACCTACTCAAATAAGATACTATTGCTAAAATACCTGTTTCAAGAAAAGTGAATTATGGATGAGTTTTCAATTTTATCAATTGGAATTGGAATAGCATGTATCTTTTTTGCTGTTTGGTTTTGGCTTGTCGATAGAGAAAATCATCATAAAGAAGCCCCAACCTCCATGATTGATGAAATCATAGATAAAAATAATTTAGAGATAAAGGCTAAATTATTAAATAAAATACAAGAGTATGAACATTGTATTAAACAAAAAGATAATTATATTCGTAAAAAAGAAACTGAATATTACGATTTAGAGAAGAAACTAGATAAGGCTTCTTTTGATTTGTTTATGTCCTATGATGAAATTAATGATTTAAAAACTCAAGTATTAAATCTGACCAATTTAAACCAATCACTCCAGAAAGAGCTACTTTCTTTTAAAACATCGTCTATTCAAATTTCAGTGAAAAAATGCCCAGCTTGCCGGCGCGTACAACCCCTCTCAGAATTTGGAAAAAACGAACATCAACCTGATGGTTTAACAAAGTGGTGTTCTCTCTGCATGTCTGAAGGCGCGCCTATGCCACACGATATATCCGGTATGAAAATCTGTGAAAAGTGCGGTCAAAATAGAAAGAAAAGCAGCTTTTACCCTTCTAGTCGTTATGCTGATGGACTTTCTAAGTGGTGTAAATTTTGCTTAGATAATAAAAAATAACTACCATCGATTAATATTTAAGATATTTCCACTAGAATCATTACACATTGTTGAAGATCCAATAGAATTGCAATTAATCAGAAATTTCTTTATTTAATCTCTGCTTAATCACTCTTTCCGCCCCACTCATCTCTTCGTAGCAATGCTGTTCAAAATCCACTACAAGCGCATTTAGATAGCGTTTAAAGTAAGCCTCAGTGCAATCAATAGACTTAATCAAGTGATAGATATTGGCGCGTAACTGCCCTTTTCCGCGACACTCAGGACATTCACGTTTTTGCACTCGCCCAACTACCCCCGTTCCACGGCAACGCGGACAAGTATTTGATTTACGCAATTCATTAATTTCACGGACTCTTAATTGACGAGCTTCCGCACCATTAATCGACAAACCATTTTCTTCGGCAATTTTATTCACCTTTTCAATCGTTGGGAGATAAGCATATTGCGATCGTAGGTATCGTTTTCTAAGAGCCTTGATATGTTTAATTTGGCTTGGTAAGGGCAGATCGCAAACCATATCAACTACGCATTTCATCGCTTCCGATGAGTGTTCAGGGAATCCGCGATCCTCGCACCAGCTTTCAATATAGCTATTCACAAATTCACGCGAGAATGGATCTTGGCGATATTTACACATCAGCAAGTGATAGCCGAACATGTATTCGCTTTCTGCTTTGGCAAAAGCGCAAATAATTTGATCTTGATAAAGCAACGCAGCACCACCGCGACCCACAGTTTCCACACTCACGCATTTAGGATTATGTAATTTCACCAACAATTCGATTGATTTACTCATTTTCAAGCCCTCTAATTTTTACTACAACCATTCCGCCTTTTTTGGTTCCGCAATTTTTACTGCGAAAATCTTTTATCACTTTGTTGTTGTCGTCTTGTATTAATCCTGAGGCGACTAAACTATCGAAAAGCCCTTTGTTTATATTATCGGGATCACGGTTTCGGTTATCGGGATAATAAACTTCAAGATGCACTGCAACTGCACCGATAAATGGATCGAATTGTTGTAAAATTTGCAATGCTTCGGCTTTAAATTTTCTCCCTGCTTCGCTGATATAATGCCGTCCGCTTCTTGTGTGTCGCCAATAGTGATTAACTGATGGCGGGTAAGGTAAGGCAATCTCTAGCCAATCACTCATAACTTACCCTCCTTGCGCAAAATTTGCTGTGTTCGTAACACACCTTCAGCGTGTGCCAGGCGGACATATTCAGCATCCATTTTTCTAGTTCTACGGTCGCATTCATCATGGCAAGATGAGCATGCCCAAGCACCAAAAATATCATCGGGCTTCATACCAACTCCATTTAATCCAACCATACGATAATGTGCTAATACGGTCGTTTCAGGATTATGATTACAAATACCAGGCAACCGCACTTGACACTCTCTCCCTTTCGCTTCTTTTCTCAAATTACTCATTATCCAAACACCATATTAAAAATCACCCAAACAGCTATAATCCAAAGTACAATTTTTAACTCTAGAATCTCGTCATCGTTTAATTTCATTTAGCTCACCAAACTCATCACGCCATAACCAATACCGACTGCAATTAAGATAAAATATGCCAATGTGCTTACGACTAATATCCAATTAAAAAATCTAGCAATGAATGGGGAAATTAGCCCCAAAAGAAGTGCTAATAAAGGTAAGCTCATTACTATCAACATCAGCACAAAGTAAATAATCCAGTCCATTTTAAAATCCCCATCTATCGTTAAATCTCACGCCATTTTGCACGCCCCATGCGGTCGTATATTCAATCAAGCTGGCCATGCGTCTAACACCCATTTTTGATGTTTGCTCCCGTACATTAACCAACTCTCCTTCAATTCCGGTAACCAACTTATAGGGTAGCTTTGTTGCGATGGTATGCCCGCTCACCAATAAATTTTTCCATCCGTATAAATCGTATTTGTCGCCTTGCCATAACGCCTGATTTGATATATCACCAAGCATTGCATGAAATTTATCGTTCTGTTCCATTGAGCGGTTTTTTACTTTTATCTCCACAACAAGAGGATCTGATTCGCTTATTGGCAATTGGCGGATAGTGTCGATCACTCGATTTCTTACCGCCTCATTGACTAAATACATCCGAGGGTAATTATGCTCCATCGTAACCACCTACTTTCTTGATAAAATCAAGGCTAATTGAACGCGTGACAAAGTCTTCCATTGTTGGATCAAATACTACGACCATCTGTCCTTTGCTATTTCCCTTGATTTCTTTCCCTGTTACAGGGTTAATAAATGCAATTCGACCACCTGTGATATCAATCACTTCATTCGCCACGCCTTGAATGTGGTTTTGATACCATTGAGTAGATTTATCATTGTTGAGTAACATCACGACTAAATAACCAGCATCACATAATTCTTTCGCACGTTGTAAATATGGTGTAACGTTGGAATAAGGCGGGTTCACATAGATTCTTAACGGAGCCGAACAACGTTCTGCGACTTCGTCCAACAATACATCTAACATTTGCTCAATCGGCATTAGAAAGTCATCTGCGATTGATTGATGCTCATCATTATCTGAGTTAGGTTCGCCGATATAGTGACATGTCAAGGCGTTGTTGGCTGTTGCACAACCATCAAGATCGAACAACCCGAAACGTTGAGATAGCCATTCAAAGACATAGCGTGGTGTTTGCCATGTATCTTTATCAAATTGTTGTTCGATCATTGCAATGCCCCTTTCATCATTGCCATCAAGCTATCGCGCGCCTTATCAGCCTTCGCTTTATCGTAAAAACTTGGTTTTACTGGAATCATCTTTGGAATGTCCTCAAAAGGAAAATTCGACCGCACTTTTTCCGCCGCTTCTGTGAGTAATTTCGGAATAGCTTTCAACGTGTCATCTTCCGATTTTTTCTTGCACTTTTCGTACAGATTTTTAAGCAACCAAAATTCCACTTTTGAACGATATTGAAATTCATCCCGATTGAATCGGGCATAGCCTAAGAAAGTGTTATAACGTTGGTATAATTCCGCTTCGTTCGGTAAACCCAATTCGTGATAGTCTTCAGTGCACCAAGTAATGAATTGTCCTACACTCGGAAAAAATGGGCTTTCGGATTTTGCCGCCAAGTCCAGTCCTCGTTTTAGGGATTGAGGATTCACTACGCCAGCTTTGAATAATTCTTCGAGCCAAACTTGCTTTGTTTCGTTGTACTCAATCTCGCTGTCAAATGCTTGTTTCCATGCTGGAAAGATGGATTTCAATCGCACAAACATCCGGTCAATTAAGCGAACGGCGTTGCTGGGAATATCAGACTTTGTGACCGCACTTTTTTCGGGTTCCATTGGAATTACGTTTTTCATCTCAACTCCTCCGGAATGAGTTCAGGATCGATATTTAATTTTCTGCCTACAGCCCAAGAACCATCATCAGCAAAAGCGCTTGTTTTTCGGGTATTTGTAGCCGTTGCTATGTTGTCATCACGCCAATTCCATTCAGCTTTAAACCCTTGCCAATTGCGCTCGATGGATATCGTGATGGCTTTGGCAAGAGGTATTCCTGCTTTGTGTGCTTCTCGCTGATAGCCAACAAGTACGGTTTTTGTGATTGCTGCTCGTTTTGATTTTCGGTGAGCAATAAAATCTTCGGCAAGCTGACCAACGATTCCAAATTCAGCAAGCAAAGCGAGCGAATTTTTTTGCGTAGTTTTTTTATTTGTATTTTGAGTAGTGTTTTTTATATTGTTTTTTGTGTGTGAACTTTTTTCACTAGTCACTGGTGAACTTTTTTCACTAGTGCCGTGAACTTTTTTCACTGGTGAACTTTTTTCACTAGTGAAGTTATTACACAGGTTAACTGAGAAAATTTTTACACCTCTACTCCCTGTTTTTTGATAAAGCAGATTTAGTTCAACTAGATGATTGCAGGCATCAATTACCGCTCTATTGCTTAACCCTGTCACGCTCATTAATTGTGTAACTGAAACCGCATCAAAATCTTTATTCCAGCCTTTAGTTTTACGTAAAATAGCTAAGTAACATTTAAGTTCTGCACCGCTTAGCTCCGCCATTAATTCATCTATAACAGCGTTAGGTACTTGGAAAGAATTCGTAATGAATCTGGAATCATTATTCATATCAAATCTCGAATCGGTATTCTTTAACTCTCTTACCACTTGGAAGAACAACCCATCTATCAACAACTTTGTTCTTATATTCCTCGTTCATATTTTTTATGTCGTAAATCCTTGCGCCTAGACGGGTGCAATTAAATCGGGTGTAAGCATCAAGCTGTGTCAATCGCTCGCCATTCAACAAAGCCTTGAGAATCTTGCCGTTTTGCGTTTGACTTGTTTTTTCGTTTGGATTAATATTTTCCATGCAGATAACCTCTGTGAATAACAATTAAAGAGAGTTAGTTAAAGCCACGAAATCTCCTCGTGGCTTTTCTTTATTGTGGTTTATACAAAGAAATAGCCAACTCAACAGAATGCTGAGTTGCCGATAAATGCTTACTCAATGCTTGGCGGATTTTGTCTTCTTCTTTCGAAGTGATTTCACCGTCTTCTAACGCTGTTTCTAATGCAGCAAATAACAAGCCTCGTGCGGAAAGCTCGTGCAGTTGTAAATTGGCAAGCTCAACCTTGTCTAATTCATCCTCTGCCACATCAGGTACAAAACGGCCACCAGCGGTACGGCAAAGCTCATCGATAAAATCAGTGCATCCATACTCAAGCTGAAGTGCGATCAATTCTTCGTTTTTGAATCGTTGGCCTTTTGTGTGATACAAGCGGTTATTCAGCTCCGCTTCTGAAAATCCGAGAAACCCTGCAACCGCACTTTTGCCGCCAGGTATCTTCTCAATCATTTCCATAATGACTTTCTTCATTGCCATAATTTTTGCCTTGTTTTTATGGTTTTCTTTTGCACCAATATGAGTAAATTAGTTGTCAGTTAAATTTGCTAAGGAATGTAAAATCTGCTTTTCAGTAACCTTGCCTTTTGTAGCCTTAACGA